TCAAACATAGTTGGTTCGTTTTGTTGAACCTATTATAAACGAGAAATGGGAGTTTTTAACTCCCATCAGACACTTTGTGGATTGTCATATACCTTGGTCTTTTGTTCTAGCAAAAAACTCTTTCATACTAGATTGCAACTGACCTTCATTTTCTTGAGGGTCAAGTTTATCATAACCTTTAATTTTTTTCCATTTATTATACAATGCACCTAATATCCATGCCTGAGAGAGTTGTTTAGGCCCATTCTCTAATAATTCAAGATGCGTTTTGTTACTAGTGTAACTTTTGTACTCCTCTCTCCAATTGGAATCATCATAAGGTTTTGTCATTTAGTTTCCGTATGCGAAAGTTTTACCTTTAATTTGAGATTGACCGTATGGGTTTTTACCTTGAGGTTTAAACCTGCCGACATTTTCTCCTTTCTTTTCTAATCCTCCTTTCCTGGTTCTATGGAGTGTAGCAGTTTTTTTCGTTTGTGTCAACACTGAGTCCTGACCATACTTCTTACCTAATTTCTTTACTTCTTTCTTAAATTTTCTTCTACCCATCTTACCACGATCTATTGCATAACTTTTCTCTTTCACCTTCCTCTCATCCTTTGAACCAGGATTTTCTAAGTATGATCCTTTTAATTTAGTAGGCCCTCTACCAAATTTACCACGAATATCTTTTTGTAATTGTTGTGATCTTGCTTGATTTTCTTTTCTTGATTTGTCACCACGATCAGCAGACATGGTTGCTATACCACTTTTATCTGATTTGCTTTTGATTCTACTCAGGCTGCTTTCGTTAAGAAATTCTTTGAAACTCTTCATTATCGATGACACTATTATAAGAGTATTTATTATTCTTTATCCTTAACTCAATTCCATGAAGTTCTAATAGTGAGATCTTTGTATCAGTCATTTCCTCACTATAAAAAATAAGAGGTTGTTTGGTACAGTCTCCACTCATTTTTCTTCCTCCACTCTGGTTTCATAGTATTCTAATCTTCTTCTAAGAAGAGTTACTTCTTTCTTTAATTGTTCTTTTTCTGTTGTCAGTTCTGCGATTTCTTGTTCGTAGAGGATAATCATTTGTTCCAGTCGAAGTACATCATTTTCTAAATCCCATCGTGGCTTGGGATATGGGTTGGTCATTTGTGGGCGTTTCCAAATTATTTACTCATTTAATGATTGCTTTATTTTTTTCTTACTGGTACTTCAATTGTCCATGAAGGTGATTCTAATTTAACAATCTTAAATTGCTGTCTATTTTTCTCATAAGTAGCAGCAGGTTCATTACCAGCAGTCTCACCATAGTGAGCTTTGTTTGGATTTTTTAAACCCATGTAATCTAAAATAGCACCATCTACCATAAACCAAAGTGCATCCCAAGTGATAGTTTCTCTCAGTTTAACTGCGATCCTATCAATATCTTCACCATCAAGATACTCACCAGTTGCTACTGCTTTAGAGTAATCTTCATACTGAGTCAAGAGTTTTGCCCTTGCTTCTACCAACTCATTAAGGTTGATAGTGATTTTTATGTCGTCGTTGATTGCCATGAGTTAATAACAGAGGGTAAAAGACCATACTCCATGCGTTGTATGGCTTTGGTCAAAGATTCAACAGTATCATGGGGAAGAATGGGTACTTCCTGTTGTGCTATTATTGTACCACCATCTAGTTCTTCTGTCACGTAATGCACCGTACATCCTGTGACACTATCTCCACTGTCCATTGCTTGTTCTACTGCATTCAATCCTTTGTACTTAGGAAGTAATGAAGGATGAACATTAATCATAGGAGCAGGGAAGGCATCAGGATTTTTAATTACTCTCATATAACCAGCAAGAATGATAAGATCTACTTTCCATGCTTTAAAAAGTTCTATCATTTTATCCTCATCCTTATGAGGAACTCTCACATGAGGAATACCAAACTTTGCGGCTCTTGTAACAGCACCACACTTCTTAGTGTTGTGTATCATCAACACCACTTCATGTTTATTACATACAGGATTTGTAATTATATTCTCGAAGTTGGTTCCGTTGCCAGAACACATAATTCCTAATCTCATTCTTGTAATTCGTCTAAACGATAAGGTGAGTAATTGGGTTTACTATGAAAGTCTCTCAGTGCTTCTAGCATGATCTCTTTCAACTCTGCCCTTTCTTTATCATCAAAGATAGGCAATTCTTTAAACTTGGCTTTGGGGAGAATGGGATCTCCGTTTTCATCATGGGGATATACATTATCTGTACATCCCTTGGTTACAGGGCCACTTAACCCTTGTGTATCGATTTTATCCATTATACCACGAGGTCAATAAATTCACCAAGAACTTTCTTATTTAGTTTCTTGGTTTTGAGGGATTTAACAAATGCCCTTTTGATCTGAGCCTTGGTTGCGGAATCATCAACATCAAACTCAGAGTCTTGAGCAAGAGCAGTGGATGACAAACCAAAGTATGCATCATAGGCAGATGTTTTTATAGTGAATGTTTTGTTTTTCCTCCACTCACTTGTGATTTTACCATAAGCCTCTGGTTCTTTCCACTCGTTATAATACCTCTTTATAAAGTAACTGGCTTCCCTACTTTCCATAACACGAATACCAATCAAATTAGTAGATGGAAAATTATCTTTAAGATTTTGAACTAACGCATCAGTAAATTCATAATAAGAATATCCAAATGCATATGTTTTTCCAAGTTTACGATCACGTAAGAAGGTATGATTAGGACTTACATTTCTTGTCCCAAGATAAGGTTCATCTTCCCAACGACGTTCTACTTCCTTGTGATATGGAAGTTGAGATGCTTCTCCATCAGTCAATATAATACACTGAACTTTTTGTAAGTTATTCTCCTTTTGGAACTGAGGAAGAATCTTATGTAAACATATTAGACTCTCATTTAATGGTGTTCCTGATAAACATAACCTATGGGGATAACGATAGAAACATCTTATATCCCTACTAAAGGAAGCAGCGACCCTCCAGATGTTTAGCATTTGATGCTCGGCAGTTTTTGTATTTACTTTACTTGTGAACAAATTCATCAAAGCAAAGTCATTATCCATCCTCAAGAGATACTCCTTCTCCTCATAAAGAGGTTCTGAATCTTGATGGGCCCATTGTCCTGTTTCATAATCCATTTTCCCCCTCTTCCATTCTTGACTAAAAGCATAGACCTCAAAAGGAATAGAAACTTTACGGCAAAACCACATTAGATTGTAAAGTTGCTTAAGAGTATCCTGCATGACATGAGCCATGGAACCACTCCAATCAAGAATGAATATAAGACCATGATTCTTACCATCAGGAAGAATACTTACCTTCTTGAATAGATCTTCATTAAACTTATATGTGTATAGTTTTTCAGTGGAAAGAACTCCTGTCTTACTGGTGGCAGCACGAGCATAAGCATCAGCCGCTTTCTTACATTCAAACTCTTTTACAAGATATGAAACTTCTTTCTTTGCCTCGTTCTTAAATTTCTTATAGTCAGCATCTACATTTGCGAACATATCTTCAGGTAAGTGACCATATTGCTCGTAACGCTCCTTGTAATGAACTTTCTCCTGTGCAAAATGGAAATCAATATCCTCATGCACTTCTTTATTAGAAGCAATAACATTTTCAATATTTACATCAGGAATTTCTACATAAGTATTCTCAATTCCATTGTGATTGATAAGATCCATAATAGAACCTGCTAATGATTCAGCAGTCTCTACAGTGGGCTCATCATCGCTATCGCCATGCCCAGAACCAGTATTAAAACTACTACCCCCACCTTCCACATCAGCATTGCTATCAGAGTCAGAAACGGAAGAACCAAGATTGTCAGTGCTATCAGAGTCAGAAGTCCCAGTGCCTGAACTATTACCTGTAGACTGTTCATTGACCATATCTTCCTCCATACCCTCTTGAGGTTTAGAGTTTTTTTGTTGGGTCTCTTGCTTGCAGAAATTATATAGCGTTTCTGCTGCTGCGAGGGTTTCAGTAAACGTTTCGGCATTTTGTATTAGAGTGATAATCTCCTTTTCAACATCTGAAAAAGGTATGTCAAGGAACGAACCAATCTTAAAATATAGATTAGCCCGATCAGCAAGATTAAAAGTGCTAAGATCTGCATCTTCTACTTCAAAGAAATCTTTATCATGTAGTTCACTATAACCCCTATAGAAAGATTTGGCAATACCAAGATATCTCCTCTTCATCAATTTCTCAATACGAGCATCTTCGCATACATTTACAAACTGAAGAGGAATCCTATCTTCCCATCCCCACTCATTGGGTGTAAAGAGTGCGTGTGCTACCTCATGACCAACCAACATATCATATACATCATTACTAGCCCTCTCCCAAAGAGGAAGAGTCAATACACGAGTCTCAACATTGAACTGTGCAGTCTCACATTGCTTATGCTCTACTACGATGTCCTCCGTAGCAAGTAGTTTGGCAAGTTGTGATTTGATTGCTTGTTGAACTGCCATGTGTCTTTTCGTTTGATGTACCTATCATAATAGAAAACCGCCTTTTTGGGGCGGTCTGTAGACGCTTTATCAACTGTCCACGCCTTTTCCTTGCAGCACGGAGAGCCTGTGGTTTGAGAGTACGTTTCTTCTCCTTCTTAGAATGATGTTGCCAATTTGGGGTCATTGTTCTTAAGATGATCCATAATATTTATTGTAGGATACCATCCTAATTGACGCAACACCCTTGTGTCAGCACATAAACTGTCTGGTTCGCCTGGTGTGTCCTCTTTAATAGGCAGATCCCGTCCCATTGCCTTTGCTATGTCCATGACAGGAATTGCTTCTCCATATCCCACATCAAGATGTCCTCTGAAATTAGAGTCCATTAGTAAGCATATGGCTGTTACCACATCATAGACATGAATATAGTCCCTATAGTGTTTTGTAATGTACTTGGCAGTATTCTCTTGAAGCATCCTATACAACATATCAGGTCTACTTCCCTCCTCTGCCCATACATTAAAGAATCTCATACCCACACTATTAGGTGGTGCTTGTAATTCATTTACCTTCTTGGTAATAGCATAAGGGTTTTGAGACCACCCATGAGCACCAGCAGAACTGGCATAGAGTAACCTTATATCATTCTCTCCACAGTAATCAAAGATAGGTTTAGACTTTTCCACATTATTTTCCCAAAACCTATCAGGATCTTCAAAACTTTCTCGAAGAGCAGCAAAGGCAGCAAGATGAATAACATAATCATACTTCTCTTTTGGTTTAAAGAATCCTATGTCATCAGGAAAATCCAAACCATAAAGATCAAGTCTTTCATTTTGCCACTCACCATACCCATTAGATTCTTGAATAAAACTCCATAATCGGCTACCTATGAAACCCTTATGTCCTGTAATTAATACTTTCTTACCTTCATAAAATTCTAGTTTCATGTTACCGTCCAATCAATAACAGTACGGATGTCTTGGTTATACTTCCAGATCTCCCTGAACATATCAGCATTGATGTCCTCTTTTTCCAATTGGACAATCAAAGAATTAATATCCTTAGGAAAACAAGTTCCACCAAAACCCCTATCACCATCTATACCAGGTACTTTGGTATGTGATGTGCCGATTCTACTATCAGCAGTCACACCCTCTACCACATTCTTATAATCCATACCCACCTTCTCACACATATCATATAT